TGCATCTTACGGCCCCGAGGTAGTTTCTTCAGGAACTCATCTTCAAACGGGTTAAAGTTAGATCCTTTAAGCATGACAATAACAGGCTGGTTCTCAACCGTCACAGTGTCACCATCCGCGTTCTTACCTTCGTAAGACACTAGGCCACGCACCTGACGGAAGCATTTAATGTCGCTATAACGCTTCTGATCTTCCTTAGACATTTCACGCAATACGTTACTGGTAGGCTTACCACAACGTGTTGTGCCGTTCATGTCCCGGGCTTCTTGGCGTAGCATTGGGATCATCAAGGTTTTGTTCTTAACCTTGTTCTCTTCAGCGTCGTATTGGATCCACTGGAATAGCTGGCTAAGTGGGCGGAAGTTCACCGTTTTGGCGAAAACAGGGTCATCATCTGTACCCCGCACAAAGAATTGACCACGCGGAAGCGACTGACCTTGGTCGTTCTCTTCTTGGTAGTTAATTTTTAATTCGGGTAGACGATCAGAAGAAGCGTCACTGCTACCACCACCCATGCCCATAGCGGCGGCAAGTTCCAGTTGTTCACTTTTGCTAATAGTTGCAAGTTCATTCATAAATTTCTCCGGTAGTTACCTTTATAAGGTATTTTGTTAAGGTATCCTAATGTACCTTAGTTAATGTAACTAGTCAATATCCAATTCGACTTGTTCCATCCAATTGGGGCCTTGTGTGATCTCAATATCTAGAGGCAACGACAGTTCATAATTGTACCGCTCTTTGACCTCTTCAGCTAACCCGCCCATAGCCCACTTTAGAGCTTCAATAACTGGCGCGTCTTCATCCGGGTGAACGTCAACGACGATTGAATCATGAACCGTCAAGATCAATCTTGATTTAAAATCCTCGGCCATAAAACGCTGGTGCGCACGAACACAGGACATCACAACGAGGTCGGCAGTAGCGAACGATTGGCAGGGGTAATTAACTACGGCAGTAGCATTAGTTATCCTGCCGTTACCGAGCCTCCGGGCATTAGGGAAGTAGAACTCACGGCCGCTAGGGATACGAACAAGGCCATCCTTTAGTACCCCGTCCATTAGCTTACGGTGCCATAGTGCTAGGCCCTTGTAGATATTAAAGTACTCTTTGAAGTAGGCTTGGATATGCGGGGGCTCATTGGCACCCATCCCGCCATACAACGGCGCGAACGTATACGCCTTTGCCGCCTGTCTCATAGTCTTATCAACATCATCAACAGAGCATTGATTAATAATAGCGGCGGTCTGTTTATGTACGTCGAACCCATCCAATATCTGCTCGATGACAGTAGGGCACTGGGATAGTTCCCCGGCCACTCTAAACTCTAGCCCGGAGAAGTCAGCTTCCATAATGGTGCCACCATCGAACCTAGAGTGTACGGCTTTCCGTACGGGAAATTTATGGCCCTTGGGTATGTTCTGGAAATTAGGGTTAGAACTGCTCAGTCTGCCTGTACGAGTAATGCATTGGTTAAACTGGGCGTGGAGTATTCCATCCGCACGGGTAGATGCTTCGATGTTCTTAATAAACGAGTCTAGGTAAGTTGAGATAGCATTTAGCCTAGATGTCTTTGTGAGGAACTCTATGGCTTTTAAGTTGTCCTTGGCCTCAGCTTGGGCGATCAGCTTCTTAATTGTTAGCTTATCTGTTTTAAATCCGTTGATGCTGGCGTCAGTAGCTTGGGTAGGGACTAGCTTTAGCCCGGCCACTTGCCCCGTCTCTGTCAGGGTATAACCCCGGCCGTCGCAATGTGTACACTTCGATAGGTTCTTGTACGGCTCACCATTAACCTTAATCTTCTGTAGCCTACCTTTGCCTTCACAAACATCACAGTGATTGGCTATGGTCTTCATAACCCGGCGAGTAGACTTACGAACGGTGTTAGCAAACTTACTAGCATTCATACGAGGGGGTGGTAGTGGTTTGCCCCGGGCATTGACGCCTATGTTAAATGCATTCTTGTGATAGTTCCTATCTTTTACTGTGCGCGAATAAACAACGGCGGTCATATCTACCCCACTGTTCAGATTGATAGGCGTATCACCCATCACGTCAGCAACGATAGCATCCAGATCTTTCTCTATCTGTACCTTCTCTGCCTCATACTGTGTTTTTACTGCACCCAGAGTATCGGTATCAATTGCAATACCATTGCGCTCTAGCTCCACCAAAAACAGCAACATCTCATTCATCAGAGTAAAGGTTGGGAGTAAGCCGACGTTCGACTCTTTTAGAAGATCTTTTTGTTGGGCTTGGTAGATCTCAGCAGTAGATAGCACATCGGCATCAGCGTACTCTATGACCGTAGCCAGTGGCATTGCCTCGAATCCCACACCTGACTTAAACAGGCCGTCTACTAGGTCGGACTTCTTCCGGGTAACATCCCGGCGTTCTGCTGTAGCTTTAAGTGATAGCTCTTGGCGTTGTCCTCTTGCAAGGATGTACTCACCAATCATCGTGTCGTACACCGTTTTTGGTGTACTGAAACCTGACTCAAATAAGTAGGACACATCAAATTTAGCATTATGGCATACGATTAATTCAGCCCGTTTAAGGTCTGCCTTCATCGGCTCACTGCTATCGGCGTTCAGGCCGTGTTGCTCATTGTGATTAAATATAGCCCGACGCGCTGGGCCTATCTCACCGTTCTCAATCATTCTCCAATGAGAAGAGACGATCTTATTCTTTGGATGGTACGGGCTGTTATCCTTACTTTTATCCTCACCAAATTGAACCGTTGTTTCCAAGTCCAATACAATAGTTACACTCACATTATTCCCCTTTAAATTTAGTTTCCATTAATCGTTTCCACAGGGTTTCAATCGGGAACAACTCATCGTGTTCCATCTTCAGTCTGTCGCCGTATCCGAAATTAACGGGGCTACATTTCTGCTTGAACGTCCTGCGATCCACCCATCCGTTGACCCGCATTACATTTGGATCTTCGGTTCTCCCTACCAACACAGCTATCTGGGCCCGGAACTTCGGTATCTGATCGAATACCAGTGGGCCAAACTCTGCGTTCGTAAACTTCACATCAATCGAACTATCACCACACCAAAGATCCACGCCGCCGTCTGTCAGCACGTTGATAGTTGGGGGTTCCAGAGCGAATAACCGGGCCACGGCAAACTCTGCCTTGAACCCATAGATGTTTGCTTCAGTACGACTTTGATTGTCGTTCTCTAATCTTGGCTTAAAGCCCTGCATTTCACAGAGCTTAACCGTGTCTGCACCCATCAGCTTACTGCTATGGGCGTCCTGCTTGGATAGTGTTACCAGCATATTTACTCCACATACCGGGAGATCTCCGGCTGTATGTTGCAAATTACTGTGCCATGCCAACCACTCAGCTTATTCTTACTGACGGTTAGGTAACGTGATGTGTCGGGCTCGGAGTCATCAACGTCCCCGGCTTCATGCTTCCCGATACCAATGCATAAATCTAGCTCGGCCATCTTGCCGATCTTACTGCCTTCCATATCGAAGCCCGATAAACGAGTTCGTCCTTTGGCATCATTACTGGCTTGGCTAACCGCAAGAAGGGCACAGTCAAATTTCTTCGCGGTCTCACGCAGTCGGCGGTACAACTCACGCAGACGCTCATGTCCTGCGTTAAAGTTACCACCAATGTTTACTTTATCTGCTTGGTCAATGATCAGGATGTCAGGCTGTTCTTTCTCGACGTAGGCTTCTATCTTAGCCAAGTCCCAGTCCTGTATCTCGTTCATGTCGAACAGATCTTCAATATCGTTAAACTTACGTCTGGCTTTCATGGGGTCAGCAATTACTTGCTCCCGAGTAACACCAGCGTGTGCTTGGATTGCACGGAGCATAGTACGCCCAGTGTCTTCTTCGTTACCTAAATAGATAACCTTAGCACCTTGTTCACAGAACCCACCGGGGCCAGTACATATACTGACTAGGAATGCTGTCTTACCCGTCTCAGGTAAAGCAAACACGCACCCGAACTCCCGGGCACCAATCCCGTACACATGTCTGGATAACGTGGATATATTAAACTCCCAGCGGTTATCGTCAGTAACACCGGCCAGTAGCTCGTGTATATCTTTGGTCGTAGGCTCACCGAAGTCAGTAGGCATGAAGCCTTCCTTCGATTCATCTAGAAGTTGGTGTAATCTATCCATCCCGGTTGTGTTGCCATCAGCCACCTCAATGCCGAGGTTAGCCACCCGAGTGCCAATGCGGCGTTGCCATAGGCCTTGGATAACCTCAGATACTACAGGCGGGGAAAGTGGGTCTATTGTATTAATTAGATCCACGATACCGGCAAATGCTTCTTGGTCAGACCGAGTAGCTACCGGGTTCTGGTTTTGCCACAATGCCATGATGTCGGCGGGGATTAGATCGTGTTGATGCTTTTCGTGGGCTTGAGAGATAGTGACGTAGGCGTCTTGGATCTCATCCTCGAATAGATTCTTAGATAGGTTTGATTTGTTTTCGTTATAAAAGTCGAATGATAATAGTGATTTAAGTATTCTTATGTCCATAGCTATCGCATAGTTAAGTTATAGTTGAGCTATAAGGTAACACGAACGCCAGACAAAAAAAAGCCCCATCTTTCGACAGGGCTCAACAAATAATTTAAATTTAATTAGCTTGAACGTAATTTCATTTTCTTAATATCAGGTTTGTTATCACCTCTACGC